CTGCATTCGCCCGTTTGTCTAAGACGATGGGTCCATCGCTCTAGTTTATGAGTGGTGCCAGGAAGTCAATGATTGCTCCTGTTGTAGAGAGTCTATCAAGTGTGTCAGTATGTTAATCGGTGGCACTTGGATGCCTCTTCGTCCGCATTTAAAGGTAATGAGAGCCCTTTATGTTTACGATGAGGTATTAAGACCGCCTCCTAACCTGTGGAATAAAAGATAGGGTGGAGGTTATAAACAACAGCCGTGAGTCGACGATATTAGGTTACTTTCCAGGCGTTTCGCGAACGCCGACCGAAGTGTGTGGTTGAAAACAACTACATGCGGCAATTGCATTGGTCATGCGGTTGCTTGGTTTCCAGCGAGGATGACGCCATGTTCACGGGGACATGGTCTCATGTGGGGGGACCTGAACGATATGGACGTCCGATGTCAGTTGCGTATGCTGACTAGGAGTCATTGAATAACTGGACCATGATTAATATCATGTGAGGATGGATCGGCCAGACTTAGAATAGCCCGGGTGGGCACTCGGACCAGGAGGTCCAATCTTAAAAACAATGTCTCAAAACACTGAAGTTAAGATAGTCAAAGACCATACGCACCCCGAACACGAACAGCGCCAATCACGTAAAAGATGCTCTTGCAAGGACGCTGATTCGTCAACACCGAACCGCCGTTGCGTGTTACATGATTCGTTGGATTTTGCGAGTCGCCCCAAGTCACCAGCTGGGGGCAGAGTGAGCAAGTCCAAGTCTCAAAAGATATCCCGTGCGGACATCGGTTCGTCTTCCTCAACAACACTTCCTTCCCTAGACTCGCTCCCGGAGAGAGTAGATCATCGAGGAGGGAAAAGAAAAGGAAACAAAGAGGGCAACAAGGGTGGGAGATCTGGCAAACAGCAGTGCTTAGTGCAGAAAGCCATGAATATGGATCAAGCGAAAGAGAATGGGATTCGAGATGCCGAGATTGCGCTACAACAATCGACTTGGGAGTTGATCGCGGACGCGCTGTATGGCGTGGACAGTCCCTATATCTCGAGCGAGACTCAGGCTTTGTATCTGGCATGCCTGTTTCCCTCTGGCGACAACGAAGTGGAAGCACAACCGCAAGAATTGCCTGGCCCAGAGGATCCTGCCCCTGCGCCAGAAGCACTGCCCCCTCCGGCCTGTACTTCTACCATGAGGAGAGCCTTACTGCCTGTGGACCCGTGGAATTTCACAATGGAATACCCCACGCCGATCCCATGGTATGCTCGGCTTGCCTCGAGAATGTTGGCCAAAGTATTGCCCGGGCGATTTATACCCCGGTGGTTACACCACGTATTTGTGAAAACGATCTTCAAATTGATTGCAACGACAGCGATGTCGGCAGCGATTGGAGTGTCGATGAGGAAATGGTGGACGATTACTGGGCTGAAGACCCTTTCTGGTTGGGTGACACCCGCCGTCAAGGTTTTGCCTGAGGTATGCTCGTCAATGGGCCCTCTAGGGTGGTACAATGGACAATTGATTTCCATTGCCGCCCGCACGCTCTTTAAGGCCATGCCCTTAGCTCCAATCCTGATGGGGCTGGGAGAGGTTGGCAGGTTCGTTTGGGAGCTGTGCAAAGGTGACCACACTCAACGCGTCAGTGTGGAAGTCCGTCGTGTTGAAGATGATGAATTGTGCATCTCTTCAGCATGCAATGAGCATCATGACGTGAGGAGTTTGTCAGCGGGCCGTGTTGATCGGTCTAAGTGTGGCTGTTTTTCAAAAATACAGGTGGATACTCTCAGTTCGACATTTGGCTTTGTTACTACGAATAGCAAGGTCGAATATGTGAGCGATGAAGTATTCGCCAATCTATCTGCCATGGACAATTTCCGACCGGGACTCTCAGCGCCCGAAAATGTTAAAAGACTGAGGAATTCGGTTGGTCTTGCTGCTTATGTGAACTTAGATCGAGGAGACAAAAAGGTCTCGCTCGCATCCACATATTGGCTGGCGGAGCTCAAACTCGTCTCAGATTGGTTTAAATACACCTGTCTGCAGAGCGAGGTTGGAGCGCCGTTGGAGTAACGAGGCCGGCAGATGGGCAGTTGTCACAGTATGGTTATCGCGTGACGACAGAGGTGTTGCCCATTCTGCCTGAACAAATTCGACCGGGATCGTCGATCACCTCAAAAAGAGATGTGGAGGTTGGGTACAGACCAGTTTCGGCCAGTTTGCCAATCGTCTTGGAAGGTGTTTGCCTGCCCAAGCCAGATCTTTCACATGCACCATCAATTGCGGCTGGTTTTCAGAAGCGAGTTGTCAATCCTGTTCCGCAGGAATTTTCAACAACCGCTTTATTAGAGCTGGGCGCGTTTGTTGATGGGTGGTTGCGTCAGAATTTAGACCCGTTGGAGGCAGATTCGGATGTTAGTGTGGAAGCTTGGCTTCATGAAGCGAATTACCCTGCTTGGCGTAAAGCGGAGCTGCTGGCTTTAGATCCTGAAGAAGTAGCTAATTGGCAAGATCACATCACTGCAAAATCTTTCATCAAGGATGAGTTTTACCCTGAGATCAAATACCCGCGAACGATCAACCCTAGGGATGATTATTTTAAAGTGTTCTCAGGTCCTATATTCCATGCGATAGAGAAGAGAGTCTTTGCTTTACCAGTTTTTATCAAGAAAGTTCCAATTGACCAACGAGGTCGTTACATCATGGACACAGTCTACGCTACAGGAGCGCGGTATGTGCTAACTGATTACACCTCGTTTGAGTCGTCGTTTACTAAGGAAGCTATGGAAAATCTTGAAATGAAACTTTACTCCTGGATGAGTCATAAATTGCCAGGAGGAGTTGACTGGTTTGAGGCAATTCGGACTGCTCTCACGGGCATGCAAAAACTCGAGTCGAAGATGGTTACAACTACCACATTGGCAGGTCGTCTGTCAGGTGATATGTGCACTTCACTCGGCAATGGGTTTTCTAATTACATGCTCATGTTGTTCGCAGCACAACAACTCAACCTTGGTACGCTGTTCGGAGTCTTTGAAGGAGATGACGGATTGTGCCGATTTTCTACTGGATTGCATCCGCCAGCTGAGTACTTCCGCCGTTTTGGATTTAACGTCAAAATGGAGGTGGTCGACGAGATAGGCCAGGCAAGCTTCTGTGGTATGGTGTTTGAAGAACATTCATGTCAGCAGATGTGTGAGCCTCTAGGCGTCCTCGCGTCGTTCGGCTGGACATCAGCTCGGTATCTCAAGGCTTCGGATAAGACGCTTTTGGCACTCACACGTGCAAAAGCTCTTTCTTTGGCTTTTGAGAGGCCCGGCTGTCCAATCCTGTCGGCATTTGCCCATCGTGTAATCTACCTCACTCGAGGTATAGATTGCCGCTGGGTGGCTCAGAGCAGAAATACAACACATTGGATGCGTGAAAGACTCCATTATGTCACTACTAATAAAGCTCCCTTTGAGGAGCCCACAACTGCTACTCGTCTTCTGTTTGAAGAATTGTATAATATATCTATTGAGGAGCAGTTGAAGTTAGAGCGTGATTTCGAAAGATTAGAAATTTCTCATTTTTGTGTTGATTTGCAGTTCCCAACCCTTTGGCGTGACATTTGGGATCGTTACGTCTTACCACTTCCCCCCAATCCACGTGATCCGTGGCACGTCGCTTCACAGACGGAGTCCCAACAGCCAGCCCCAATTCGTATGCGGGGAAGGCGAATTCAAAAAGGTGCGGAAAATCCTTATTTGAATGTTTAAATAAAAAGTGTGCATAATCATTGGTGTCTAAC